GTAGTAGGCCACAGCGGAGTGCATGGCGATGGAGTCAAGCTCCTCGCCGCGCTCACCCAGCTTGTTCTTGGTCTTGATGACGTTGGCGACCGAGATGTAGTTCGCCTCGGTGGCGGTGGTGGTGCCGGTGGCGTCCACCTGGTTGGGGCCAAGCACGCCAGCGCCGGAGATGCCACCAAACAGACCCAGCAGTTGGGCCTTGAGGGTGGAGGTCTTCAGCTTGTTGATGGCGGCGGTCAGCTGGTTGCGGACGTGGGCCAGCGGGTCGGCACCAGAGCCGAGCTTGCTCAGGTCGTCTGCCGCGTAGGCAAAGCCACGGTGCAGGATCGTCATGATCTGCTCGTCGGCGGTCGACTTCTGAGGGGTCAGATAGCCAGCGCCAGAGGTGCCCCAGGCGGCCGAGGAGAGGATTTGCTCTTCGGGGTTGATGGGGTCGAAGAAGGGCACGCGCACGCGGGTGCCGCCGCTGCGGGCGTCAAGAGCAGCGTTGCGTTGGATGATGCCGCTTTGGATCCACTTCGATTGCTCGAAGATGCCCTCGCTGGTGTAAGCGAGGAACTCGGGACGTGCGACGAGATCCGACAGGAATGTACCGCCGGAATAGTTTTCGAGAGAAGCAGCCATTGTGGGCTCCTAGAAAAGGTTTGCGGAGTGCGCCCCACAGGGGCTAGTTGGCGCCTGCCTCGGCTTTCAACAACCTGGCTTTGTCGGGATCTTTTGCCAGCAACATCATCTGTTGGGTGATGTTCCAGCTGTCCTTAAGCCAGGGGTTGGATTGACCGGGAAGGGCGGTGGCGCGGGCACTACCCGTGACACCCATACCAGCGCGGTTCGTGGCGGCAAAATGATGCTCGTAACCGCTGCCTGGATTTTTGAGGTTGGCGATGTACTCGCCAATCGGAACTTCCACGCCGCCGACATAAGCCACAGGCTGTCCTTCTTTGGCGCGTAAGTTCTCCTGCACCAAACGATACAGCTGATCGGGTGCAAGCGCACCAGCGGAAGAAAGTTGGGCGATGGTGCCGGCCCGGAGTTGTTCTTGTGAATAACCTTGGCGAACTTGTTCGACCTCGGCTTCTTTTTCGGCAAGTTGTTGCTTGAGGCCAGCAACAGTTTGCTGGGCTTCTTCCCAGAGTGTTTTGAACTCGCCGGATTCGGCCAATTTGGCGGTTTTGGCGGATTCTTGCGCTTGGCGTAGGTCTTCGATTTGTTGCTGGAGGGATTCGCGGTTTTCGCGGTCCTTGCGGCGTTCGGCGATCAACTCTTGGTTTTTCGCACGAAGAGCTTCGAGTTGGGCGGCCAGATCGGAGCTTTCAGCCACGGGCTGAGGGGCAACAGGCTCCACAGGAGTGACTGTTGCTTGCTGTTCTTCAGGCACGGTTGTGTATCACTTGGACGGTTTTAGTTTACAAGAGAAGAGTTAATACGTTCCATCATTAGTTGAGGCGGGGTCGCCTTGATCGCCTTTTGGGATGGTGAAGTTGAAGATGGCGGCAGTGCTGGTTCCTGTGTTAGTTACGACGACGCTGCTGCCTGCGGCACCTGTTGTGACGGCGCCGATGGTGATGGTGGCTGCAGTTCCAGCGGATCCGGTGTCGCCTTTGGGGCCGGCGGGGCCCGTAGCGCCAGTTGCTCCAGTGGGGCCGGTTTCGCCCTGTATGCCTTGATCGCCTTGCGGACCTGCGGGGCCTGTAGGGCCGGCTGGGCCGGTTGCTCCAGCGGGGCCGGTGGCGCCTGTGGTTCCTTGTGGGCCTTGGGGGCCCGTTGCGCCGGCTGGACCGGCGGGGCCGGTGGGGCCTGTGTCGCCTTGGGGACCTTGGGGGCCGGTGGCGCCGGTTGGGCCGGTAGGACCGGCGGGACCCGGTTCGCCTTGGGGGCCGGGGCGGGCTTCGCCGACTGTTAGGCCACTTAGGTGGGCGCGGGTGGCGAGTTCAACGCCAGCGGGCCACGTTGTTGTTTTGGGGCCGTAAAGAGTAAGGGTTTCGGTGTCGACGTACCAGTCGCCGTCGGTGCCCAAATTTGCTGGTGGGGCACCCTTGCCTGCGTGGATGGTGTTGATGTTGTTGACGCGCTGGGTGAGGCGCACCAGGGCTGTTACTTGGGCGAGCGTTAGTTGCTCGGTTTGGGTGGCCATCAGCGGGAAAGCAGCTCGATTAGACGGTCCACGCGGTCGGGTGTCATGTCGGAAGACAGATCGGGGCCTGCTTCTTCTGTGGTTTGGGCTTCTTCGAGGATGGCGGTTGCTGGTTTGCCGGCGGCTTCGATTTCATCTTCGACGTTTACGTTGTCTGGCAAGATCTCGAGCAGCATGGCGTCGCTGATCTTGCCCATTTGATTGAGTTGTGCCAGCACGGAAACGTCTTGGCCGATCAGGCGGTAGTAGTCGAAGTCGCGGTCGATGGTGATTTCAGGGGCTTCGATGCCGACGTACTGGGCGGCGAATTCGAAGGCTTGGTTGAGGGCACTTTCTAGTTCTTGGCTGATGATTGAGAGGACGCTGTTGGCCTGGGCTTGGTCGATGCGTTTGGCCTCGGCGGATTCGGCCACGAATTTTTGGCCGAAAAGTTTGGTGACGCCCAGCGTGGACATTTGGCTCTCCAGGGATTGGAGTTCGGCCATTTGGGATTCGAAACTGGTGGCGTCGGCCTGCACGTAGTACGCCTTGTTGCCGGGTTGCATGGCGATGGCGTAGTTGACGCCCATCGTTGCGGAACCCGTGGTGTCGTCCCAGCCCTCAAGGACGAGGGTGGGCATGGCGGCGATGTGGAGGGCGTGGATTAGGTCGGCTTGGCGTTGGTAGTGGGTGATGTTGAGGTTGGCAATGTCCAGCAGCGGCGGTTGGGAGACCAGCAGGCCGCGGCGGTTGCTGTAGATCGGGACCAGGGGGATTTCGTCGAGGCTGTAGCCACCAGTGGAACTAAATTCGACGACTTCTTGGCCCAGTGTGTACAGGTCGAAGCGGCCTGGATAGATCACCCGCATTTGTTCGACCTGTTCTTCGCCGAATTCGTTGACGGGAAGAACGGTGTAGTCGTGGATGCGGACTTGCAGTAGGCGGTTGGTGCCGGGTTCTTTGCGCCAGCCCCAGATCTGGGGGGCGTCGACGTGGACGAAGTAGGGGCGGCGGCCCATGGCACGTTCTTCCGCCAGATTCATCGCTCCAGCGGCAGCCGGGTAGTCGACGAGGATGGCGCTGTGGCCGTAGGTCAGGCTGCTGACCAAGGCGCGGCGGGCGTATTCGTTGATGTTGGAACCCAGGCCGTCGACGTTTTCGATGAGTTCCAGCCAGTAGGGGTCGCCTTCGACGTGGATGGGTTTGCGGAGGATGGCGCCGGCGGCGGTTTCGATGAGGCGGCTGGTGTAAGGGCTGAGGACGCTGCGGTCAACGCGGGTTTGGTAGGCGTCGTCGTCTTCGCGGGGTTCTTGTGGCAGATATGTTTCACTCATGTCCCGCAGGTAGTTGGTGCCGTTGGTGACGGCGGCCATGACTTCCCAGTCGGCCATCATGGCGATGACGTCCAGGCTGCGGACAAACGGGGATTCGCTGACTACAGCTCCAGTCGGTGGGATATTGGCGCTGTAGACCACGGCTTGACTCCTACTTTGTACCTATTTTGGCACTAGAGATCTAGGTGTGTCTCGTGCGCGAGTGGAATACGCCCGTGCGTGAACCGTGGAACGCACTCATTCACCAGTGTTTGAGGGGCGTTGATAATCACATGCACCAGTACATGGAGACTGGGAATGTTTGGCACTTAGAGAAGGCAGATGGGCTTAGAAAATATGTGTTGGAGTTGAAGATGTGGATTCATAAAGTTGAGGGTAGATAGTCACCATTTCGTCTTTGCACTCCACCAGGCAGCGGACATTTTGCCTTTTTTGATATTGGCTGCGTGCCTTGCCATGAAGGCTTCACGGCGTTTGCGGTCGGCGGCGGATTCACCTTGGCGTTTGGGTGAACCGGATACGCCCTGTTGGCCGAAACGGATGAGTTTTACCGTGTCGCCTTCTTTAGCGAGGACGACGTGGGATTTTTTGGGGTGGTTGGGGGTGCGTTTGGGCTTGTTGTAGCCGTCGAATTTTTCGCCGCGATACTCAATCATCATCCTCTTCCTCGTCTTCGGGGTTTTCGATGGGTACCAGCACTTCGATGCCGAGGGCGAGCATCTTGATAAAGTTGCCCAGGGTGTCGGGGACGGAGGGGGTTTTGAAGACGAAGGTAGCGTGCGTGATACCTTCCTCGCCGTCAATTTCGATGTGGAGGCAGCTACCCGTAATGGTTTGGATGCTCATGATTACATCGCGCCAAGTTTGACGGATACGGTGGCGGTGTTGGTGCTAGTTAGTGTTAAAAGGTGGACGCGGATATAACGGTTGGGCTGATTTTGGACGTAATACATAACCGTTTCATCGGAACTGATGGTGTTAGTTCCAGGGTGTTTGGTGACGACGGTTAGGTGGCCCCAGTTGGTGCCATCGAGGCTGCCGTCGAAGTCGAAGACGGCTTGGGCGCCGCCGCCTGTTAGGCCGGAAACGGTGACCTGGATGGCCCAGTTGAGGGCAGTGGCCTCGATGGCGTTGAAGAATCCGACGGAGGTTCGAGAACCGACGTCGTAAATCGTTAGTTCGCCGTCGTAAATGATGCCGCCGTCGAGTGCCATGGGTTATTTCTTGCCTTTTTTGGTGGATTTTTTGGGTTTTGCCATGCCGGCTTCGCTCATGGCGATGGCGATTGCCTGTTTGCGGGACGTCACTACGGGGCCTTTCTTGCTGCCCGAGTGCAGTTCGCCTTTGCCAAACTCGCGCATGACTTTGGTGACTTTTTTCTGGGCTTTGGTGGGCTTTTTGGCCATGATTTTTATGCCGTTACCACACACGATAGGACGTCTTGCCGAGGTTCTCTGGCTTGGCGAGGTTGAAAGTTTGTAGGCAGAGGTAACCCAGGGCGTCAAATGCGTGGTCTACGCCAAGGTTTTTGTTGGGGAGGCCGGTTCCAGGGGCATAAGTCAGGGTGCGGAGGGACTTGATTAGTTCTTTGCAGCGCGGGTGGATGAAGAGGCGGCGCGTTCCAGAGGCATCCAATAGTGCGGTGTTGACGCAGGTGATTTTGTCGCGGATTTTCCAGGGATTTCGGGGGCTGGAGACGGTGAAGCCGGATTTGCGGAGGATGTTGTGGTCGGTGGCGCCAACGCCGG